ATGAACGAAAAGATAGATACCAAGACGGCGCGCGCACGCCTAAAACCGCGCAGGGACGCGTATTGGACGAAGCTGGCACGGGGCCTTTACGTGGGGTACAGGTTGCCGACGCAGGGCCACGACGGGGCGAACGGAACGTGGATCGGACGGCGAGCCGTTGACGGCGGCGGATACGCATTTCAGTCGTTCGGCACGGGGCTTGAATATGACGACGCTTGCAATGCGGTACGCAAGTGGAACGAGGAACAGGGTACAGGTGTCGCACGCAACGCCCGCGAATGGACGGTGGCGGACGTGTGCCGGGCCTACATAAAGAAGCTGCGGGCCGATAATAGGGACAAAACAGCCGACGACACAGAGGGACGATTCCGGAGGCGGGTATATGACAAGCCGTTCGGGGCCGTGATGTTCGCGAAGCTGACGACGCGCCAGCTAGAGGATTGGCGAGAGGCGCAGCTAGAGCGCGCCAATCTTGACGACCCCGAATCCGTCAACCGGGTTAAGGACTCGATCAACCGGGAAATGAAGTCGCTGAAAGCCGCGTTGAACTACGGGAAAAACAAACTAAACCTTGTATCCACTGATAACGCATGGCGCGCGGTCGAAGCGTATAAAGGCGTTGCCTCACAGCGTAAAGGCTGGTTGAGCGTAGAGCATCGTACGGCGCTGCTCGACGTGATGGCCGATGACCTGCGAGAGTTCGCTATCGGGCTGCTGCTGATCGGGGCGCGGCCCGGTGAGCTGGCGGCGGCTCAAGTTCGGGATTTCGACAAGGGTACGGGAACGCTACGCCTCAATGGTAAGACTGGCGAACGTGTCATCCCCCTGTCTGACGATGCCCGGGCCCATCTCAAACGTGCGGCTAAGGGACGTGCGCCGGACGACTACATTTTCGTCACGGACACTGAGTGCCAGTGGAAGTACACCACGTGGGGTAAGCGGATGAAAGAGGCGCGGGAGGCGGTGAATATGCCTAAAGCGGTTATTTATTACTTCCGGCACACGCATATCAGCGAATCGATATCACAAGGTATCGACGTGTATACGATTGCCAAACTCACGGGTACGTCAGTGGAAATGATCGAAAAGAACTACGGACACTTGACCGATGACATTGTGGAGCGGTTGAACCGGGTGTCGATCCTGAAAAAGCCCGAGCCGGAAGAATATCTGATCTAGCAAACAGTAAAAAGGGGTTAACCGGCCCCTTTTTGCCGTGCGGCATACGCTACGGGGTGCAAGCAAAACCAAAATAAAGAGAGGGCCAAAAATGAAAAAACAGATTCTCGCAGTTCTATTGCTCGGCGCAGTAATCATGGCCTCAGTAGCCGGGTACGAGCGCACGACGAGCAGCAGCGATGTGTCGGTGGTACGCATTAACGAAAATCCACGCGTGGCTGATACACGCGCAGGGTACGCGAGTGCGGGCCCGAACCTGTCGGTGATAACGGGCGGTATCAGCCCGGTTGAGGCGGGCCATAGCGCGATCATGAACGCAAACGTGAGTACGGCAGTAATCCTGCGCGGGCTGTCGCGTCACGGCGATCAAGCGTCGAGCATGGCCGCGCGTCAGTGTGCACATTACGCACGCGCCTACCAGTACGCAGCCGACGAGACTAATCATCACCTCAACCCGGTGTACGCGGTTGCAGTTGCCGACGCTGCTTATGATTACTGCGCGGGTGCTGCTGCTGGCTTTGGGTATGTCATCCCGTCTCGGGCTTCTTGATCAACTAGACCGGAAGCTGGTGTACAGTGGCTGTAATTCGTATGGAGAATTCGAATAATGGCCGTTGTGAATATCGACATTGGCTCGGGAAAGCGGGCCACGCTGTCTAGCGACGGCGGGTCAATCCGATCCGCAGAACAGCGCGCGGCAGTCTCAGAGATACTAATGCACTGGCCTAAGTATCCCGGGCTGCTGTCCGGGGCTACTGGCTATCTACGCGACTTAGGGCTGGCAGGGTCATTGTCCGGCGATCCGGTTGCCGCACTCCGGGCCGCGATTGAGGACGGTCGCGTTTCCGTTTCCATAGACAAGCCTGTAGCCCGTGGCGGTGCTGCTGGGGGCTCTCCTTCGACTCCCCCATTCCCAAAGGCGAACAGGCTCGCCAGCGTGCCGGGGATGGCCGCATTGCCCGCAGATAAGGCGCTACCGTCATGGGCCACACCAAGCGACGTGTCGGCGGGCGAGCTTATGAGCTACCTTGAAAGTGTAGTATCGGGTGCGGGTGCTGCTGTAGCTGGCGGTGCGTCCAGTTTGGTTGACAGTACGCCACTAGGTGACGCTGCGCCGTTTTCGTTGGATGATTCGCCAGTGAGTGACGCCTTGAGCATGGCGGCCGTCGATCCGTTCCAAGAGGAACAATGTTTCGCGCGGTACGAAATTGACATGGAAATGTGCGCGGCCGCAGGCGCGATGTACAAAGACCCACGAACCTATGCGATGTGCTCGCAACGAGCATTCGCTAAATACCAGACTTGTAGAGGGATGTGAAATGAGCAAACCGAGACGCGCGACTATCGTTTTCTACGACGAGGATACGGAACAGGTTACGTTGTGCACCGTGTTCAAAAAGGACATTCAAGCCGTGCTAGACCGTGAGCTAAACGCAGGTGTCGCTATCACGATCCCCCCGCACGCGGAGCCGAATGACGGGTGCGATATCACCGACGAGGATGCGCGCCGACTCGGGGGTATCGCGCTCTTGATGCAAGCGGGCGTACACCCTGAGCTACGCGACCGCTTCAAGTTCACTGACGCTGACTCAGTGGACAGAACCCCGATACAACGGCCCGGTTCCTAACGCACCGCGCACCAAACAAAAAGCCCCGGGCCTATGAAGGTGCCGGGGCTTTTTTTCATTTACTCAACGAGAACGACGCCGCGCAAAGCCGCCTCTTTCTCGATGGTGGATTTGCCGACGCACACGCGGTTTTCTGCCTCGCGCCGCAGTTCCAGACCACGGGCCACGGCACCGCCTGCATACTTGTATTCCAGTAGCTTTTTGCAGGCCCCCGCAACGTCACCGCGCAGCAGCATGCCACGGATCGAACCGTTAGAGAACGCACCGATGCCGAGGTTAAACACAAAGTCCGTCATGAGCGCTTCTTGATCGACACCCAGCTTTACACCGGGCAGTGCGGCCCGTAGTTGTGCATTCGACTTGTTCAAGTCCTTGACGAGTAGGCGTGTGCATTCCTCGTCGCTGTAGTACTGCTTGGTGATCGTTTCTGTGCCGATCCGGTTCGTGTGGCCCGCACAAACGGTCGTGACTCCCACGTGATCCTTGTACACGTTGTTGCGCCAGCCTTCGAACCCAGCCGTGAACGGCGCAATCGCCATGACTGCGGCAGTAGCGCCGCCTGCCAGCCACTTCTTACTGATCTTGATCATTTCTGGTTTACCGTGTGATTCGGATTGCGAAGCATCGTATCTAACACTCTGCAATCCTGATTAATTGAGGACTAGCTAAGCCGGATGATTTTGAACACGGCGTAGTACGGGTTCTGAATGCTGAACTGCGCACCGTTACCAGTGTTGCCAATCGTGATGTTGGCGTTCGCGCCCCACGTGTCTATTTCCACGTGTGTGTTTTGAACGCTAACGCCCGTGCCCGCACCGTTGACGCCGACGTTTGCATTGTTCGCTTGAATCCAGATACCCGTTCCCGATCCGTCCGTCCAACCGTCGAACTGACCGTCCCAGCTTGTGTTACGGCCGCCGCCCGTCAACGCGTTCGAACCGCCATCGTCAACAGCCTGTGCGATGACGTGGTACGAGTGGGCGTGGCCCGGATCGCTCACACCGTGGCCGTGCGGGGTCTGCCACATGCTATGTGCGTGGCCGGGATCGTTGACACCGTGCGAGTGGTCGAACGCAATGTGGTGCGCGTGCGGCTGTTGCGATGCTGCGTGGCTGTGTGCGGGCATGTTGGCCACGGTCAGGGCTTGTGTCGTTGTCCCGCCCGTAGAGCCCTGCGTGTAGCTCAGGCCCGCGCCAATCGTCATCCGGTCGCGCAAGTCTGGTGATCCATTCGTCCCGTCCGCTACCTGCCAGCCCGGCCCGTACTTCGTCGGTATGTCTGCGGGGTTTCCGTAAAAGTCCAGAATGGTGCCGATAGGGAACGATTGATTGTTCGTGATATCGGTCACGAACCGTTGCCCGTCGAACAGGAACCGATACGTGCCACCCTGACGTACACCCGTAGCCTGAATGGCGTTACCGTCCGATGCGACGGCCGGTATCGGGGGCAGGTTATCTACCTTGAGCGTGATACCCGTACTGTTCGTGTTAGCTGCGCGCACGTAGATGCGGAAACCGCGTGACAGTGACGTAAGGCCCAGCCCAGTGTTCACGATCAGGCCGTTAGGGGCTGAACCCGGGGCCGTGTCGTCAACGTACAGCGCGCGTGCCTTGCTGTTTCCCGAACTCACCACCCACCGTTGACCGTCGTAGCGGAAAGGGTACGTTACACCACCCACCAGATAGCCAGCGTCGAGCGGGTTACCCATGTCATCTACAACGTTACGAACACCAAAGTTATTCAGGTTGAACGTGTACGGGCCGCTGTTTGTCGACGGGATCAGCACGTTAAGCGAAATACCCGCGTTCAACGCAGTCAGCCCGTTAATTGGCAGTTGTGCTGCTACCGCCGTAGTCGAACCGGATGCCGCAACCGCCGTGAGATAGCCCGATTGCAGTTGCGTGACCTGCACCTGTACGCCTTCCGTACCTGCGGTATTCGAATTGAACGCGATATCACCAGCGTTCCATTGCTGCGCACTCGTACCTTCCTGTCCACGCAGCACCGTGAGGTTATCGCCTACGCGACCGGTCACGTACAGGACTTCGCGTTTCGTCTGCGTCGTCGCGTCGGTCAGTGACAGGCGGAAAAACGTAGTCTCACCGGGCGGGTACAACGCGGGGCCGGGTTGCGGGAACAGGCTACCGGTACCACTCGTCAACGATACTTGACCCGATCCCACGCCCGCAGCGGGTACCGCAAGGGCAAGCGTCGTGCTTGCGTTGTTTGCATAAATTTCGATTGCCATTCTCTAATCCTTACTGTTCGCCGTTGGCGTTGCTCTTTATTTGATGGATAGTCACGCCGTAAACCCGGCATGCTTCGGACGCGGGCCAACCCATGCGTATGGCGTCCTTTACTTCGTCTAGGTAGGCGGCCGTTACTTGCTGCACTCCGTTGACTACTTCGTACTTCTGAATAACGTGGCCAAATGATTTGTCGCCGTTGTTCTTCGTTTTCTTTGCCATGCTCTTAAACCAGATTGAAGTTGATACCCACAGGCACCTGACACACACCGCCTTGTATGGCCGCCTTCAGCACGCTCCACGCGTACGCAGTACCGTCGTTTGTGTTCACTTGAATGGTGACCTGACGCCGCGCCGTGAACGTGATTGATACTGCGTTGGTCTGATCGACACCGGCACCGAGTTGAGTTTCATTCGCTGCGTCAACCCCATCCTTACCAGTCAAAAAACGCTGTATGCGACGCTTGAGCCACGGCACCGAAAATACGTACCCGTCGCCCTTATAAAGATTCCACGTCGCTATTCGCTTGTAGATATCGTCCGTCGATACGAACGTCTGCACTACCTGTCGTTTCGTGTACGCGTTGAATTCCGTAGCGTTGAATGGCGTGCTTGCGAACGCGCCCCGATCGGATATCATGGCGGCCGGTAGGGCGGGCCGCTTGATGCCGTACAGGTTGTTCATGAGGTAATCAAGACCGGTTCCAGACACAACAGAGGTGCCGATATACACCGGGTATTGCAGCGCGTTGAACCAATCCAAGTAATCCTGTGCAACGCCGTTATACGAGTCGAGGAACGCGCGGATATTCGGATCGTTTCGATACTGGTAAAACGCGTAGGACTTCCACGGCGCGGTCAGCTTCGTTATGTTGGTGCTGGGGAACATGATCGGCCGGTACGGCGTCACGTTGTACAGCATTGGCACCCAGTAACCGGACGAGTCAGTTAGAACGACGTTATCCCCGTCCGGGGTTTGAATGTGGCTGGTTGTCATTTAGATATCCTTTTGATGCGGGGCCGTACAGCACCCCGCACTTTGTTATTCGGGTAGGCGGTTCCCCTTGTTCAACCATTCGAGCAGCAGACCAAGGCCCCGGAAAATCTCACCAGCCCAGAAACCATAGAAGTAGTGGCCACCCGGATACGACGAGTACGAACCCGACATATCGGCGTAAGAACCTTTGCCAATTACGTACGTCAGGTTGAATTGGAGCAGTAGCGCCTTCGCGACCTGTTGCGGAATGCCCGTGGTGTCGCCCGCGTTAATCATTTCCATGACCGACGCAAGGAAAAGGCCCGTCATGTGACCGACGTTATCCGGGTCGTTCTTCGACGGGTCTGGGTCGTACCCGTTGTTGAACGGGGGTGCGTCGCGAGGGAACTTAGAAGGCGTAAGGCCCCCGTTGTTCTTCTGAAAGTCCAGTAGGAACTTGGCCCAGTGGAGTTGCCCCTGTAACTCAGGACACGCGGACACCGTTAGGTTGATGACACCGCATTACGCCTGAACTCGCGAGGCGAGCGGTATTTCAGGGCTTTGTGCGGGTGGCGCTCATTGTAGTGTTCAAACGCGATTGCCAGACGCGAGAGCGCTGTTGGTGCGTCAGACTTGTCCATATAGGCGACGTAATTGTGCTTCATGGTCTTCACGAACGATTCCGCCATGCCATTGCTCTGCGGCGAACGGACCGGTGTGGTCAGCGGCTCAAGACCCAGTTCGCGAGCGAAGCTGCGCGTGCGGTGGTCGATGTAGGCCGAGCCGTTGTCCGTCAGCCATTCAATGGGCTGCGCGGCCTGCGTGGTGCCGAAGCGCTGTTCGACGGCGGCCAGCATCACGTCGCGCACCACATCACCGCTATGCCCGCCGGTCGTTGCTGCCCAGCTAATCGCCTCGCGGTCGCAGCAGTCCAGCGCAAACGTCACGCGCAGCGGCGTACCATCGTCGCACCGGAACTCGAAGCCATCGGAGCACCAGCGGGTGTTGCTGCGGTCCACCGCAACGCGACCGTCATGTCGCCGCTTATCTCGCCGCACGCCAGGGCGGCGCAGCAGCAACTGATGCTCCCGCATGACCCGATACACGCGCTTGACGTTGATGCACGGCGCACCGCTCTGCTCCCGACTGCGGCGCAGCAGCGCCCAGACACGGCGGTAGCCGTAGGTGGGAAGGTGCGCCACATGGGCCTGAATCTCCTCGACCAGCCCGGCATCGTTGGTCACGCGGGCACGGCGACCATCGCGCCAGTCGGACGAGCGAGCTCGCTTCACCGCCACGGCAGAGCGCGCCACGCCGAGAACTTCGCAGACCGTCTTCATCGGTCGTCCCCCGGCAGCAAGGGCGAGCGCGCAATCAGGTTTTTTGAACGGCCCCATTCCACGGCTTCTTTCAGGATTTCGACCTCCAGCGTCTTCTTCCCGAGTAGCCGTTGCAGTTCCTTGATTTCCTTGATGGCGGCGGCCAGCTCAGATGCCGGCACAACGGTTTCGCCTGCCTTCACCGCCGCCAGACTGCCTTCCTGGTATTGCTTGCGCCAGCCAAACACTTGGTTGGCGTTGACGCCGTGCCGACGTGCAACGGCCGACACCGATGCTCCCGGCTCCAATGTTTCCTGCACGATGGCGATTTTTTCTTGCGCCGTGCGCCGCCGACGGCGCTCCGGCTCGGTCAGAATTTCGATGCTTTCCACGTAATGACTAGGCTTACTGATAGGCACAAGACTATCCCTTATTTTAAGAGAGTCCTCGTGTCCTCAGATACGTGGGGCCGCTCCACCCAGTTCTGACAAATGGTCACCAGCTTAGGGTTCACCGGTCGGCCCTGACGAACCGTTTCCGCCCACAAGTGGCACGCTGCATACATCGCGCGTGGCTCGTAGCCCGCCCACGGGTACGGCTGATCCGTACCCCAGTCAAACGTGTTAATCGCGCCTTCCCCGATGTTGTCGTAACGTGGCCAGACATACAGCGGACAGAACGGGCCAAGCACTCCGATTTTCTTTTGGTACGCGATTTGTGAGTCGTACCAAAAATCGATGGTGTTGTTTACGTAAATGTCCGGAAGATTGCCGTTCAACCAGTTCACAGGGTACTGATACCCGGCGTATGGAGTGCCACGCCAAAACTGCGTACGTTGCAGCGTCGGCACGTATTGATTCGAGAAAGGAACCACGCCCGGGGTATAGTTCAACGCCCCGTTCTGCTGGTTCTTAATCGTCACGTCACCAACCAGCCACGTAAACGCGCTGCTGTCGCTCACGTGCATGAACCACTGCGTAGACCACTCACCATTCGGCTGATAGAAGCGCGGAACCTCTCCCCACGTGTAGGTGGAAATGGACGCGTACATATCTCCGTCTGCGATCTCGAATATCACCTGTGTAAGCGCGTCATTCGGCGTCGGCGTCGGGCTCGATCCTGCTGGCTGGCCCGGTGCGAGTGAGAACATATCCCACGTCAGGTTGATCGTCGCCCAGTTCGTTACCGGGGGCAGGCGATACCAATACTTGATGTTCTTCGCGTCCTTCACGCTCACGTACATTTGACCCGTGGTCGTGCGGTACGTGAGAGGTGCGAGCGGGGCCGTGTTACCCGGCGTGAGCCAGAAACCACCCACCACCCCAGACGAGCTATCCGGCACGCTCACGATGCCGATATAGTCACTGAACGTCTGACTGCCTACGCTAAACGTTGAAAACTGCGAACCAATCGACGCGTTTCCGTACGCTTTGAAGTTCTGCCCGTCGAACGGAATGATCGGTTTCCCGTTGCTCTGCGTCGTCGTCATCATCTGATTGAACGGAACGCTAACCGGCTGCGGTGTCGGTATCTGATGCGGTACAAGCGGGTAGCGGTACTGCTGCCCGTTCGGTGAATCAACCTGCGGCACGATGAGGGTAAAGAACTCCGTACGTGCTGTCGGGCTGCTAAGCGACATGACCACGTTCATGGCCGTGTCGGACTTGATCCGGTTAAACACCGCACTTTGCTCTAGCGCGATCAGGCCGGGGCTTGATGTTGTTTCCGCTGTTTTGGTTGCCTTGATGTAGCCGTTTTCGTCACGCGCGACCGTGGCCACGCTGTTGGTTGGCGTGTAACTCCAGCTCCACGAAATACCGTAGTCGTACGGATCGGTCACGTTCGGTTCCTGTCGGAAGTAGTACGTAACGTCGTCCACAATCGAAGCTTCGATACAGGTTTTCAGAGACGCTTGGTACGCGTCGTTGAATCGCTGGATGCCGGTTTCGCGGTAGAGCAGTAGCGCTGCCTCACAAAACCACTGTTCCGCGTCGATTGCGTTACCGTACTGTTCCGGTGTGAGCGAACGCCACGTAGACCACACGTCGAACGGCGTGTTGCGCGGGATCATGACACCGGAGTGAATCACGTAGCTGACCGTAGCAGGCCCGGTGTAGGTCGTGTCCTGTAGCGTCACGGTACCGACCGCTTGCCCCGGGACAACAGGGGCGGGGTCGTACTTCGGGTTCCACGTGCCGTTGGTTGCTACAAACGACGTCCACGGGAGGGAAACACCGTCTTTTCGGGGGCCTGCTCGAACCGATTGGTAGGCGGGGAGGCCCGTGAAAACTTGGTAAACCTTAACCAGTTGATCGCCAAACGTCGGAGCACCGGCAGGAATCACACCCACGCCGTTGACGAAGTTAATCGATTGGCCCCAGAAACCCGGAGCCGCTGTGTTTTCGGGGTTATTGCGCCCGTACACTTCGAACGGGTTTTTGGCGTTGAGCATCCAGTTAGCGCGCCAAACGGCTGGCGGGTTCGGGGGAGGAACACCGTTGTAGAAGTACTTGACGTAGGCATCAAAGAAGTAGATAGCCTTGTCCAAGTAGAACCGGTCGCCCGTCCCCTTGTACGCGTAGTAGTACCCGAGAATGGTGAGTGCCTGACCTTCCGTCGTCGCGCATTGCGTCGGTGTGTAGTCCTGCGGCCCGCCTTCGAAATGCAGGTTATTGGCCAAAACACCCTGATTGTTGATGATGAATTTATTGATGAGGTTGTCACCATCATCGTTCACGTCACCTGTATGGCGATCCAAAAAGCTTTGGAAGCCTTGCAGAATGCCGTTGATTGCTTGCTGATCTGAGTTGGAAGCCAGAAGTAGACCCGGACGCATGCGCGCCTCCCTTAGTTGCTGTTTACTTGACCGATATAGAACCCCGCGAACGTTTTGCCGTCGATGGTTTCCAGTGCGATGATGTTTCGAGAACCGGCCTTGTACGCTAGAACGGGCTTCGAGCCCACCCATTGAATGCGCGAGTCCCACGCGCTGATCGTGTTGTTGCCGGTGCCTTGTTCAAGGTAGATGTTTAGGCGCAGCGCCTTGCCGTTCGGCAACGTGAAGTTGCCAAGGTTGAACGCAGCCGATTGCGCGTTAAGCACGACACGGTAACCGGGGAGCGGATTCGTAAGGTCTAGCGTAATGTCGCCGTTGGATTGCTGGGTCGAAATGTCGTAGTACGTATCGACAGAAAGAACGCCCGACGTGCTGACTGTCACACCCGGGCCAGCGCTCACGATACCCGGCGTCGAGGCCGTAGCCGTAGGAACCGTGTAGCGGTACGCGTCAGCAGCCCATGCGCGATAGCCTGCGGGGATCGTCTGGGCGAAAGCACCCGCGAAGTTCGCGACGAACACGGCCGACGAGTCCGAACAGACAGCCGGGAACATAGAGCCTGTCAGGGTGAATGCAAAACCGCCCGTACCTGCTACCGGATCAGCCGTAGCCGAGCCGTTCCAGTTGCCACCGTTCGACCGGAACCAAATCAATTTGCTAACCGAATCGACAGCCACGCAAAGCACGTCGTTTGCGTTAGAAAAGCCGGACACGCTGCCAACCTTGCTACCGTTGATATACACGTTGCCGCTCGTCTGGAACACGGCGATTGCGCCCGTGCTGTCGTTGTAGCCGATCTGCGCACCCAGAGGTTCGTTTGACGGTGCGATGCCGATAGCCGCGTTACCACTGCTGCTACCACTCGAAAACTTAACTTCGAAGTAGTGTCGGCCGTTACCGTAGCCCGTCGTCCCCAGTACAACACCTTGCGTACCCCCAAACGTGGCCGTGAGGTTGCCGTTACTCAGTGCGATGGACGCATGCTTGTAACCCGGGTCGAACGTTGTCGGACTCGCGTTCACGGCCTGCGAGATACCGGCCCAGTATTGCGACTGCGACGCGTAGTACAGGGCTGAGTAGTTCGGCGTACCGTTCACCGGGCCTGCTGGTTGTGCAGCCCATGCTTGTGCGAGCGTCGCGCTATTCGATGCGCCTGTCGCGGCCGTTGCAGCCGTAGCCGCGTTCGTCGTGGACGTTGCCGCATTGTTGGACGCAGACGAAGCCGACGCAGCCGCAGCAGCCGCGCTACGGGCCGCAGCATCTGCCGACGCTTGGCCGGCCGTTGCTTTGTTCCACGCGTCATCCAGTTTGGCCATGTCCTGCGACAGCCAGTGACCGCGCGCCACTTGGTACACATCACCCATACGGGTGTATTGGCCGCCTTCTGCAAAGGTGATGTCACCGCCCGACATGCTGACGTTCCCGTTCATGGTCGGGTTTGTGCTGGTCATGAACGGAAGTGCGCCGGTCAGGTACGAAATGAGGTTCGTAGCCGAGTATCGGCGTTCACCCAGCGATGCGGCACCCGGATCGTAGCCGACGATGTACTGTGTACTCGACAGTTGCCCGTCCGGGAACTGGTTCATTTTCAAATCTGGCATGCTTGCCTCTCAATATGTATAGGTATCCTGAATTAACCGCGCACGACAGAAATTGCTGCCACGCTCGTAACAAAGTAGCCTTCTGCGTTACCCCGGATTTCCTGTTCGCCAGAGGCCGGGGCTACGGGTTGACCGTTGATCGTGTAGCCGAATACGAGGCGCGTAATGTCCTCTTCCGGAATCACGGTTGCCATTGCGTCGGTTACGCGCTTGCGTAGCGTGTTTTCGTTGATGTAGCCGCCAACCAAAATACCGTTGATGTAGTTCAGAACGGCCGGTTGGATAGTCTGCGCAATGGCGTCGTTGTTGATAACGTTGCCGCTCAGCGTGTTCCACGTGACTGTTACGCCTACGTTCTGTTGCAAGGGCCGCACGAACGGAATCGGGTAGGTGTCTGCGCCATCGCGAATGTTGACCACGACGTTACGTGTGTTATCTGCCGACTTCATCAGCGCGGGAATGTCGAACATGGACGTAAAGATGGCCGTAGCCACGTCCGTATCGTCACCGCCTCCCACAATCACGCGGTAGCCTGCCGTAGTATCCGAACCGGTGTACGCAATAGAGATAAGCCGACTCGACACGCCCGGAACCTGTTGCAGTGACGTGCGAAGCGTCGTCAAGAAACCTTGCGATACAGCGCGTTGCGTTTCGAGAACCCGCGCGCGGAACGCTGCGATATCCTCTTGCGCTGCACCCGGCACACCGTCTTGCGGGTTCGTCAGCTTTACGGTGATACCGTTCGGGAGCGGGGTGACCGGGATCGTCACGGTACCGGCCGGGATCGCGAACGTACCAGCCGTCTGACACACAAAGTTCATGAGGCCGGTCGTGCCGTCTTGGCGCACCGCCGTAGGCGTCGTCAGCACGTACTGTTTCGAGCCGTCAGAGACAATGAATCCCTTGTTGAACACGAAACCCGGCGTGCTGTTGCTGGCCACTACGTCCACCGAACCGTTTGTGGTCGTGCCCGGTTGAATGCCGAGCTGGATCGCCATTTGATTGAGGATGTAGGGCTGAGCTGTCGGACTCGTCAGGCTGTTGATTGTGTCAACGCGGGCCTGTTCCATCAGCGTCACTGCTGCTACGTCAGTCCCGATAATGTCGTCTACCATCGATCCCGGAACGTTGGCCGTATAGCCCGGTCGCGCCTTCGAGACCCGCGCTACGATATCCGCCTGTATGTCGGCAGGGTCGCGCGGCACAAGCCCGCTTGCGGTGATAGTTGTTGTGAGTGCCATGCGTTAGCCTGTTACGTTTATGTTGATGTTTTGCCCACTTCGCGTCACGACCGATACGTTGTATGTAATAGCCTGCGAGCCGTCCGCGCGTGTCTGCGGTTGCGGAACTCGAACGATGGTTAGCGACAGAAAATACGGGGCGTACTTGCGTTGAATGAACTGCACGTACAGGTCAGGCGGTACCTGCGTTTCAACCGCGTCGAATGCGGGGATGCCTGTGTTGCCGTTGAACGGGGATTCACCCAAAATCAGCAGCAGGTTTTGCGACAGTGCCGTAAGCCAGAATTGCGACGCGTCGCCCGTGTCTGGTGTCTCTACTGTTTGCCAGTAGAACGAGCCGTCCGCGTCCTGTTTGAAGTGGCCTGTTGCCGGATCGACAACGCGACCAAAAATGCGTGCCATGCTGTTGTTCCTCTTGTTAACTGGGATAAAATTTGGGATTGCTATTTTTCTGGCCAAGCCCTAAACGACGCTTGGTAGAGTCCCGTATCGATGAATGAGGGGCGGGGCAGGTTGTCCGATGCGTACGGGTGCTTTAGGCGATGATTCACGCCGTCTAGTGCGGCTTGCGTTGGAACCTGCGGGTTGCCCTGAGCTGGATATTCTTCGTTGTCGAGGAACAGGCGGAAGGCCGATTGAATCTCTTCCATTGCTTCCTGATACACGTCAGACGACGAGGGTATCCCCATCATTTGATCGTCTATCGAGTCCGCAATGGCTTGGGTTAGGCTGTTCGATATGTCTTTTATATGCAGGTCTACGAACGTCTGCATAACCCCGTACTCTTCTTCGAGGATGCGGGCGACGCCTACCGTATCAACCGCGGCCTTGGCGTTACCTCCGGTATCGTCAGTATTCCTATACATTTGCTCCACGACTCCAAGGTTGATAATCAAAGTACCCTCCTTAGTTCGTGCCGAATGCTTGCGGTGCCGCTGCCTGCGCGCCTTGGCTACCCAATGGCTTGCCGTAGTCGGCCTGCGTGATCGGCTTCGCGGACAACAGGAAATGCGAGGCCCAGCCCGTACCATCCGGGGAGCGGTTGTTTCCAAGGTGCTGCACGCTCATTACCTGAAACTTGCCCTGTAGGTTGCGTGGCCAGCCGTTACCCGTAGGCCCTGCGGCTGCACCTAGACCCGACACAATCGCGCCCGTAGGGGCCGTGATCTCTACGATATCGAAACACCTGATATCGGCACGCATAGGTGTAGACACGTGAATGAACGCGTTATCGACGTACTGGGGCGGCCCGATCATGTCGATAGTTCTGATTGGCTTGGCCGTTTCTGCACGTGGCGCGATAACGTCGGACATGACAAACGTGTTGCCGACAAAGCGCGACAGAATGCCCGGGTACGATGGGAACTGCGAGCGCATACAGGCACGGCTCAGGTTGTTGGACAGGTCGGCCAAGTCCTGAATGCTGCTCACGGCGTGGTGCAAGTCCTCATACAGCACGACGTTATCTGAAACAACGATCTGGGGCTGTATGCTGGGGTAGTACTGGGCGAACGTGCGAGCCAGTACCGCGCTCAGTTGCTCACCAGCGCGCCCGCTGAACACGGGCGCGCTGGTGCCGATTGCCTGTACCTGTTCGTTGACGACCGTTCGCGCGATGGGTAGCGTAACCGTGAACTCAGGACGCACCGCATTGCCGAACGGTCGAATAATCTGCCCTTCGATAATCGCGTTATCGGAACCCGACAGCATTGCCAGCTTTTTGCCGAGCGGCAGAGATTGCTTATCAAAGCCTGCCTGCACGCGGATAACCCAATTGTTGAGCGAACCCACGTCAGCAACCGCAGCAGGGGGCCATCCCCATATTTTTACGGTGTTGGAGCCCAAATCCGTAGAGTTAAGGGCACCGCCGCCGAGCATGCAATTTATCTCAACCTGTAGGGCCGCCGCATTCTTCGATTCGACGATGTACGAGGTTACGCGCTGCTGCGTGCCATCGCTCAGCACGCGCGTTTCCGCAGGCCCCGGAGTCAACACGCCACGCATGGAATCCGGCAACGTCTGGAACGGGTTCGGATCGCCTACGCTGGGGCCGGGAGGGAGAAACGTTAGTTTGTAGTAGCGCATGAATCACCCGATTTCGAGAACCTGAGTGCGGCCCCGGAATACGATAGGGGTCGTCATGTACCCAGCGTTCATGTAGATATTGAAGTTGTCTGGGCTGTTGATCAGGGGCAGTGAAAACGTTCCGGCGTCAGAAACTACCCGCAGGTAGTAGCGGCCCGCGTAGTAGTTGTAAGCAGCAACAAGCGTGTAAACCTGCGTCTGCCCGTTCAAGTCCTGCCCCGAAAACGAGAAAGACCAACCCGCGCGCTGATCCGGGTTGAACTGCACGTAGATAGTGTCTTGTGTAGCCATGCTCTTACTCAGAAAAGATTTTGGAGGATGGAGCCGCCTACGTTGTCGGCCAGTGTTCCGATTTTTCCGCTCAAGTCGGTAACGCCGTTCGTGATCGCCTGCATAGTCCCGTTGAGGACGCTACCCAGTGCCGATTCTTCCGCCACTAGCGGCCGATCGAAAATCCACAGCCACTCCGTAGCCACGTTCTTTGTGCGTGAGGTCTGGTCAACAAGCTGGTTCAATAGACAGCCTGTGTACACGTAGGCAGGGTGAACGACAGTGAACGAGCCACCGCGCTGTTGGTGTTGCTCCAGAATCGATTTAAGGGCCGCTAGGGCCGCTGATTTCACCTCGTAGCCGCCTACCCCTTGGGCGGGCATTATCATGGTCATGGTGACTTGCGTAGGCAGTAGGATCGAGGCGTTAGCCGCAGTCTGCATATCGGCTGTCGGGTACATAGGGTTTTGCGCCTGATACAGCGCGGTACCAGCACCCGGGACAAACGAGATTTCGTTAAGGGAAGGCCCGGTACCGCCCCCAGCACCCAGAAGCGACAGGATGGACGACATGCCCGACGTTGCCATAGACAGCAGGGAGCCAAGGGGGAGCGGAACACCAAGGTTACCGGCAACGCCGCCCGTGAGCAGGATGGGATTTGTTTCGTATAGCGCTTTCCATGCGCCGCGTGTGAGTGACATTGTTTGGTATCCTTCTTAATGGGTTGCGGCTGCGGCTGCGTTAGCTGTCACGTTCGCGCCCGTCTGGTTCTGCACCACGACATTGACACTGACACCGCCCGTTGCAGTGAGCGAACCGCGTAGCGTGTCGCCGTAGCTGTTGAGTGCCTGTCGGCCGTACTTGATTCGTGCTGCATCATTGGCTTCTGCTTCGCCCGGCATTTCAACGTATTTACGGTGATACACGGCTGCGCCTTCCATGCTTCCGGTTTCGTTCAAGCCCTTCAACCGGTTCATGTCGTGCATTTCTTGCCACGCAAAGCGCGCCTGCACCCACATTTCAGATTGGCCCGCGTTACGCTTGCGGAACTTCTCTAGAGACTGCTGACGATCTTTGTTAAGCCATTGCGACGTACCGTATGCACCGACGCTGTTGCGAACGAACGGGTCGAACTGAGATTCCTGCGCGATGGAGCCAAGCACGCCAGCAATTACTTCCGGTTTCATGCCGCGTCGTCGGCCTTCCGCAATGAATTCACCGATAAACTGTGCCTTTTCGTCAGTCGTGGCGGGGCCGCGTGCCGTGCCGTCTGGGTTGACGTACGAAACGCCCTTCATACCAGCACTGTTGAGGTTGATCGTGTTGCCGCCGTCGCCCATAGGGTTAGCAATGGCGTTGAGCTGGTCACGTTCTGCGTAGAGGTCGCGCAGTGTTTCGCGCGTCTTTTCTGAGCGCTTGCGGCCCATCAGAACATCTGGCGCGTGGCTCGCTTCGTAGCCGACCTTTTCCCACGGTTCCATTTTCCCGGACTCGTAGCGCTCGTCGGCCTTCAATTCGGCCTCGTACGTTTCGATCTGCGAGGCGTTGCGCTTTCGCTTGTTATCGTTGTTAAGGAACCCGATAGGGTCGTTAAAGAAGTTCGCGATCTTGTCGAGGTTATCGGCAACCTTGAGGGCCACGATACCCATACGCGAAACACCATCCGAAAACTGGGTAACGGAGCTGGTGAACTTGCTGGAACTCAGGAACTCAGAAAACTTGTTGATTCGCGCGGGTAGCTCGGACAGGAAACGCTTAAATCCTGCACTGTCCAAAACGTCGGTCACCAACGATCCGAACGCCTTCGTCACCTTGTCCAAGCTGGGTTCCAACGCAATCAGCTTGTTGAACACGGCCGTCCGGATTTTCTCGAACTGTTCCGACAGGTGAGACGTGAATTCCAGTGCTTTGCGTTGGTCGTCGTCCTGCGCGTCGAGCCCCGGGCGTTGGCGCATGTATTCCGCGCGTTGCCCTTCGATCTCACCGGGCAGGGCACTGGTAACGGTCGTGATTTGCTCGGGTGTCGCAAATTGCCCGCCCATAGTCCGCATGGTCAAGGGGTTGGCGGTGCGGATACCGTTGATGAGGCGCGACATAACCTCACCAGCATCTACGCCCGGTTCACTGAGCTGGGCCGCCTCCTGTTCCCCGATACCGGCCGCACGCAAAGCCCCGATCAGTTCCGGACGCTTGGACGGGTCGCGCTGCGCTTCTGCTACCGCGCGTAGCTGGTTGTCGCCGAATCCATAACGTCCGTACGTGTTCTGAAACGCGGCGCGTGAGCCTTGCGAGATACCGCCCATTTGCAGGTTGGTAACGCGATCGGCCCCGAACCCCTGCATAAGCTTCGAGTAGCCTGCGAACATCAGTGCAGGTATGCCGACAAATCCGGCGGCCATGCCCCCGACCATACCAACCGCGCCCAGCATCTTGGATACTTGCGTGGCCGATTCGCGTATCGACTTGTTCACATTGGACACGTATTTGTCGACGTGCTTCCAATGCTTCTCCATCAAGGTTAGCTGCGTATTGCTTTCCTTTAGAGACGGTTTCATAAAGGCCCTGAGGGGCTGTTAACTTTCGCGGCGAGCTGTTAACCTCAGGCATCGGAACAACCGAGGCCGAGGAGATGGGCAAGCCGATCATTGACGACGAATTGTGGACACTGATCAAGCCGTTACTACCGCCACCCAAGCCTCGACGCAAGAAGAACCCGGGCCGTCTGCCGGTATCGGATCGCGCCGCGCTGACCGGAATCTTGTTCGTGCTCAAGACCGGACTGCGCTGGCGCGACTTGCCCGCCGAGATGGGTTGCGGCTCGGGCGTGACATGTTGGCGACGGCTTCGCGACTGGCAAGCTGCTGGCGTGTGGGACCGGTTGCACGTGTTGCTGCTCGCGAAGCTGCGTGCGGCAGACCAGATCGATTTCTCGCGAGCCGCTGTCGACTCTTCATCGATTCGTGCTGTTGGGGCGGGCCAAAAACTGGGCCAAACCCCACTGATCGCGCACGACCCGGTTCCAAGCACCATATCGTCACCGACGCCAACGGCACGCCGCTCGCCGCGATCCTGACTGGCGCCAACGTCCACGACGTCACGCAATTGCTGCCGCTGATCGACGCGATTCCGCCGATTCGCGGATTGCGTGGCCACCCACTGCAGAGACCGCGCGTTGTCTACGCCGATCGCGGTTACGACTCCGAGCGACATCGAAGAGCATTGCGCAATCGCGGTATCGAGCCAGTGATTGCCAGGCGCCGTACCGAACACGGCAGCGGCCTTGGCAAACATCGCTGGGTCGTTGAACGCACGCATGCCTGGTTGCATCACTTCCGTCGACTCCGTATTCGCTTCGAGCGTCGTGCCGACATTCACGGCGCGTTCCTCAAACTCGGTTGCTGCCTGATTTGCTGGAACACTCTTCAGCGCACCGAACAGCCTTTATGAAACAGTCTCTTAGGGCCTTCCTTTGATTGCCGAACAAGCCACCTTGTACAGCCTGTAGGGCCTTGGCTTGTCGCAGCGCGTCTTTCCACGCGTCCGGCATGTCCTGTAGCTGTTCTTCGAACCGTTGGAAGTCCTCAAAGTATCTGTCTGCTTCGGCGCGGTCTACCTGAATCTTTAGGATGGATGTAGCCATTTATTCACCTCTTAGTTGTGGTCGGAGTAGCGCTGTCGGTAGTGGTGAGCGTCTAGGAATCCATCGAATCCGCGTGTCGCCGCATCCTCACCAAAGCATTCAAAAAACCCCTCCGTAGCGGCCCAGTCCAAAACCGAATGTATTAGGCTTCGGTCGTTTTCTTGTCCGTAGCAGCGTCCTCTGTCGAGGTCGGCAACGAATCGAGAAAATCCGTAAAGCTCGACGGCGTAGCGACCACACTTGACCGTCCAAGCGCCATAAGGCAGAGGCCGCGCGCCCACTTCGCGAGCAAACCGGCCAGCCAGAAGCACAAAAAATTTTCGATCTCTTCCGCCTCCTCGTCGCCCAGTTTTCCAGCGTTCTTAGCGATACCGAACGGAATCGTTTTGAAACCTTCCGCATCGTCGGGAAAGCCGACAGTCGTACAGCGTCGGATTTCGGCAAAGAAGGGTTCCGATTCGATGCCGCGCTTCTGGCACGCTTCGCGGAATAGGTCAGCAGCCACCGTGATACCGGCTTGCGACATGCTGGTGAGTTCTTCAAGCACCATTGCAGTAGGGACACGGTACGAGCGCCAGAGGTCATGCGAGATAGGCGTTACGTACGCGTACACACCGTTTGGAGCGGCCCCACGTATCTGAGGACACGAGGACTCTCTTAAAATAAGGGATAGTCTTGTGCCTATCAGTAAGCCTAGTCATTACGTGGAAAGCATCGAAATTCTGACCGAGCCGGAGCGCCGTCGGCGGCGCACGGCGCAAGAAAAAATCGCCATCGTGCAGGAAACATTGGAGCCGGGAGCATCGGTGTCGGCCGTTGCACGTCGGCACGGCGTCAACGCCAACCAAGTGTTTGGCTGGCGCAAGCAATACCAGGAAGGCAGTCTGGCGGCGGTGAAGGCAGGCGAAACCGTTGTGCCGGCATCTGAGCTGGCCGCCGCCATCAAGGAAATCAAGGAACTGCAACGGCTACTCGGGAAGAAGACGCTGGAGGTCGAAATCCTGAAAGAAGCCGTGGAATGGGGCCGTTCAAAAAACCTGATTGCGCGCTCGCCCTTGCTGCCGGGGGACGACCGATGAAGACGGTCTGCGAAGTTCTCGGCGTGGCGCGCTCTGCCGTGGCGGTGAAGCGAGCTCGCTCGTCCGACTGGCGCGATGGTCGCCGTGCCCGCGTGACCAACGATGCCGGGCTGGTCGAGGAGATTCAGGCCCATGTGGCGCACCTTCCCACCTACGGCTACCGCCGTGTCTGGGCGCTGCTGCGCCGCAGTCGGGAGCAGAGCGGTGCGCCGTGCATCAACGTCAAGCGCGTGTATCGGGTCATGCGGGAGCATCAGTTGCTGCTGCGCCGCCCTGGCGTGCGGCGAGATAAGCGGCGACATGACGGTCGCGTTGCGGTGGACCGCAGCAACACCCGCTGGTGCTCCGATGGCTTCGAGTTCCGGTGCGACGATGGTACGCCGCTGCGCGTGACGTTTGCGCTGGACTGCTGCGACCGCGAGGCGATTAGCTGGGCAGCAACGACCGGCGGGCATAGCGGTGATGTGGTGCGCGACGTGATGCTGGCCGCCGTCGAACAGCGCTTCGGCACCACGCAGGCCGCGCAGCCCATTGAATGGCTGACGGACAACGGCTCGGCCTACATCGACCACCGCACGCGCAGCTTCGCTCGCGAACTGGGTCTTGAGCCGCTGACCACACCGGTCCGTTCGCCGCAGAGCAATGGCATGGCGGAATCGTTCGTGAAGACCATGAAGCACAATTACGTCGCCTATATGGACAAGTCTGACGCACCAACAGCGCTCTCGCGTCTGGCAATCGCGTTTGAACACTACAATGAGCGCCACCCGCACAAAGCCCTGAAATACCGCTCGCCTCGCGAGTTCAGGCGTAATGCGGTGTCATCAACCTAACGGTGTCCGCGTGTCCTGAGTTACAGGGGCAACTCCACCGTTGTCGAACTCGAAAACTAGGTTAAGGTTGCGGTCAAGTTTGGGCTGTTCCATTTTTTTTCTCCGGATGATTTATCGAATGAAATGAAAAAGGGGCGTCTAAGCGCCCCCGTCTGTATTTACTTCGTTAGCGCTACTTCGTGGTTAGACCCACATTGCATCGTTCGTGAACCACGTGCCGCCGAGCGTCACCGTGAACGTGCCATCGGTACCCGCCGTATTGACCGTGCCTTGATTCAGAATCGATACGTTTTTCAGCGTGTATTTCGACAGCGCGGCCGAGTCCGTGTACACATCCACGTCACCGACCACCGCGTATTGCTGAATCTGCTTCTTGAACAGGTCGGCTACCGGGCTGGTTTTGTTGAGCGCGATAACCAAGTGGATAGGAACGTACGGTTCCGGGCTGTTGACCATGCCTGTCATGGCGTCGATCTGGGTAACGACGTTCCCTTGCGGCTCGATGCTGACACCTGCTTTCGCGAGGTTTTCGGGAACCACGTTCAGTTGCGAAAACTGGTTGAACACCACGTGCGCGGACAACCGGTTAAGAGTGCCGAGCGGAGTTTGCGGATTGCCTGCCATTTCATTTTCCTTTTGATGAATGCGGGGGATCTAGTCCCCCAGTAGTGCTAACTAATTAGCTCGGGCTATTGACGAGGTCGGTAACTGCCATGTTGAACGTCACGTGCGTGAAGCCGCGTGCAGGAATGATCGTGACCGACAGACCACGATAGATGCCCGCGCGGTAGTCACTCGGGTTCTGCGTCGTGTATGTTGCGAAGTCCACGGCGTTCACGATGCCCGTACCCGTCAGTTGGTTGGACGCCAGAAGCACGCCCGCAGCAACCAACGAATCGAGCGTGACTTGTGCAACCTGTTGCAGACGTTCAATCCCGCGCTGGTCGAACTTGAGCGGGTTGAGTGCGTTCCCGTTGCCGTTAACGATTGCGTTCGCAAGGGCCGTGTGCACGCGGATTGCCGTGGCATCCGACGCATACCAGTACTCGAAGAAGTCGCCAGACGCGTACACGTTGCCTTTCAGGATCGTGGTCGTAAGGCCCGCTTCGGTACCTGCGTCCGGGTAGTTGAAGAACGTTGCTTGCAGCATTGCGCGCTCGCTCGGCGTCCATTTGCCCGGCTGCACACCCGCGATAACGCGCGGTGCGATGGGGAGTAGCTTTTGCGTGCTCGTCGGGTTCTGCGACACGATCGAATAGACCATTGCGGCGGCCCCGAATACGGCCGACGTTGCCAAATCCGTATCCGATTCTGCGTAGAGAAGAACGCACTTGTGACCCGACAGACCCGCACCAACCGTTGCCATGTTTGCGCGCGTTGCCGTCACCGCAAAATAGGTCATAGCCGTGGCTGCGTCGTAGTTCGATACCAACGTAAGGAACGCTTGATTGGTTGCGAACGCGCGAGGCACGACGTAGACATAGTGGTGCAGTTCGTGACCTTGGATATAGGTCTTGAGAGCTGCGACGGCATCCGGGCCAGCAGCCAAGCCGAGTTCCAGCACATGAGCTGCGACAGCGCGGCCGCCCGCAAAGAAGCTGTTACCCATGCTCGCGATTTCCGTCACTGCGGCCGGGGTCGCGGTGCCAAGGGTCTGCGTGGTGCCCGGGTTGTTGGTCAGTACGTATGTGAAGGACGACGAATTAACGCCGGTAACAGTAAACGTACCGTTGTATGCGGCAGGTGAGACGCCTGCAATCGTGTACTGCGCGGTTTGGCCCGCTGTGAGTGGAACCGTACCCGTAACCGTGACCGTCGCAACGCCTGCGTTCCATTGAATCGAGCTGATCGACATGGACGGTTGCAGAAGCGCGGTTACGTCTTTCGGGCTTGCGACGAGTTGCACGGTACCCGGGGTGAGGTTCGTACCGCCCTGCGAAATGAGGATTGCCTTACGTTGCAGGTTGTTTGCGATGGGGGCGTTCGAAACGCTTATCGCGATATCGACGATATCGTCTATTTGAGTTGCCATTTGGAAACCTTATTGATTAAACGGTGAAGGTGGAACCAGATAACCGGGTTGCATGGGATACAAACCCGATACACTAAAATTCGGCTGGGCTTGGAGCAGTAGCCGCACGGCATAGTCAAAAGCCTTGACCGTGTGATAACTAACGTCGAATTCGATAGTCTTTTTCTGGCCTCTTACGTTGTATTCCGATTGCGTAATCGGAACGTCTTTCAACATGGGGCCATCCATCAGCCCCATAGTTGTGTCTCCCTGATTTCGAAAAAACGTCATCAGATAATCGACGTAGGCCATAGCGCGGTCATTGTCGAACCCGTACAGGTGAAGGGTGACTTTGTCGCGCTTCAATTGCGACATGCGCTCAGCGTAGTAGCTGTTCCCGCTCGCGTCCGTGGTCTCGTACATGACCTTGGAGGGCATGGGCTCGATGTTGGTCGTTTCCACGATTTCCACGGCGACGTAACGCGGTACCTGATTCTCTGCAACCAGATATTCCGGGTACATCAGGATCGTGTCGTCGTAGCCGGGAGCGGCAGACAGCGGGCCGGTGAGACCGAGCCAAATGGGAATGCTGTTGCTCAGGATTTTCGAGCTGGGAATCGATGCGGTTGATTCGAGGAACTGCGTACGCATCGTCGGCAGAACTGCGGAACCCATGTAGTGATGCAGTTCCGCTTGTCTGTACCGCAGGGTCGAACTGTTGAACGCAAATAGAAGTCCTTCGCGCTCGCACACCCACATGGTTGAAGCCGCTATATCTTGAAACCGCGCTACCTCTTCGGTGGACGTGAAAATGACCGTGTTTTTTGCGTACGACTCGGACACCCTTTGATTCTGTTCGGTCGTGACATGCAGCGAACCTTGTACGGTTAGCGTCGTGTCTGGTTCCCGAATCCAGTACAGCATTCCGTCGAGCGGTAGCACATACTTTTTATACAGGGTGAACGTTAGTTCCTGATTGCTGGAAATGGTGCGGACACCAGCTTTAAGCATGCCCGCAAGACCATTCCCGATATTCTCGTTTGCGAGTCCCGGGGTTTTGTTGCCGGGATTCGGGTTGGTGTTACCGAGAATCCCCATTCCTGTCTCCTTAGTTTTGCGGGCCGTTCGATGTACCACCACCCGGTTGAATGCCGCTGTGTTTGTGGGTCGATTGGGTGACGCCGTTAATGACTGCTTCCGGGGCCGTGATCGTGCCGCTTGTGTTAAGCGTGTTGTTCACTTGAACCGGTGCGTTGATGGTTGCCGTTCCGCCAGACGTGTCGGTTGCGGTCAAAGTGCCGTTCAACGCGATTTGAGGTGCCGTCAGGGCGATGGTTGAGTCGGCCGTGATGCTGACCTTCCCTGAGCCGAGCTGAGCCGTTACGCCGCCCGTTGTGATCGTTATGCCCTGCGGGGTCAGGCGGATGGTCGAGTTTGACGCGGTGTCGTGGATGATTACGCCGTTCGGGCCGTACAGTTCAACCGAGTTCGGATCTATTGGAGGTGTCCACCGCGCGTTACCGCAGGGGAGAAACACGTGTGCCGAAAGGTTAGGCGGTTGATCGATTGTCGGGGGCGTTGAGGCCCCCAGCGCCGATACCCGTCCAAGCGAAACGTCGGAGGGGACAGCCAGCCCCGCGTCGCCTTTCTTGATCGGGTAGCGGATGTATTCCGGCCCGAACAGGGGCATGCGGATAGGCGGAAGCAGCCACGAACTTGTTACGTCGAGTCGGACGGTAACAATCGAGCCTTCTACCGATTCAACTACCACCGGCCAAGCCTTCGATTGTGACCACTCTTTTTGATCGGCTGCTGTCTCGGCCGTGCGCGTCAAACTGGATTGCAGGGGACGGCGTATGTAATCAAAATCTGTCGTCATCCTGCGTACCTCAGACCAGTTGCCAGTTGGAACCGATCATTTGCAGGTAGCCTAGGAACTGGCGGCCAAACGGATCGCGAAAAAGCTGTAGTTCCTGCAACGTCGCGCGTTTCACCCAGTCAGGGACGACAGCAGCCGCGCTAGTGCCTTGATCAGCCGCGCTTTGAATGATGCCGTTGAAGCCGTCGAGCAGACCGTACTTTTCCCGGATATCCGAAAACCACGATTGGCCCGGTTGATCCGGTGTGTTGTTGATGAGGAACGACGCCGCAGCGTTGTAGACCATCAATTCGTAAATCGCGGCCGATGCGCAAGCGAAACCGCGCGGGGTGAGTTCAAGCCCTACCGTGTAGGACAGTTCAACCATGAGACTGTCATCGGGGAGAGCTGGAACCGGAACCCCGACCACGCCCCGCAGGAATTGCAGGTAGTTAGACAGGGAAACCATATGTTGTCCTTAGTGTCGTGCGCGTGACTGAGGCTGGGCCTGCGCTTGTTGAAGTTGAGCGCGAATGTCTGCGATATCGACCTGTTGCTGGCGTTGGATATCGTTGACTTCCGCAACCACCGGTTGCAGTTGCTTACTGACGTTGTCTTTGATGTACAGCCCTGCGCCCGCTGTCAGGCCGGTAAACATCAGAGGCATAATCCACTTTGCGAGCTTGTTAGCCCACTTAGCAGCGTGTGCGGCTGACACCACTTCATCGCGGATCGGTTCTAGCTTGGTGTCGAGTGCGTCAACGCGCTTTTCGAGTGCCGGGATACGCTCGCTGCGTTCTTCGAGGCGCGTAATGCGTTCGATAAACTGCGTGAGCGTCGAGCGGATTTCACCGATGCCTACGTTTAGGTGCGTAAGCGAGTCGCGGAACTCCATACGGAGCTGGTGAATTTCGTTATCGTTGTCAGCCATGTGCGTGGCCTCCAATCTTTTTGTTTGTCGTAGACATTCTGGTTTCCTCGTAGTTATCGTGCTGGGCTACTACGGCCCGGTACCCTATAAAAATGGGAATCGGGCGAAGTGCAAAACCAGTGCGACAACCCTCTATTTACTGCGTATTTAGGCATTCGGATTGACGACGATGCAGCCAGCCAGCGCAGGAATAGCGGTTTGGCCGGATGGGGCCTTGAGCTGGAACCATTGTTTTGCCGTCACCGTGATCGAGGGAACCAGCACCGTTACCTTGCCTGTAGCGTCAATGCTCAACATGTTGACCGGCGCACCGATAGGCGCAAACGACTGGTCACACAGTTGGTACTGAACGACACCGGGTGCGCCCGGTGCACCGCCCGTATTCCAGTACGAATTCGCGATATCCAGAGTGCTGGCATACATGAAAAAGTATTGGAAAATGTCGGACGGGCTATTCACGACTGCGCGCGGCACTTGCACCGTGTACGGGGTCGGTGTGCCGGTGCCAGAGCCGGGGCCGATGATCAGCAGCGCCCCGTTTTCGTCAACGGAGGGGCGGCCGTTCGGAATCAGGTTTCCGGTCTGGGGAACGGATTTGGTCAACACCGCGCCGTTTTGATCGGTGCTGGGCGTGCCGTTTGGAATGTTTGCCATTTGAATGTCCTTGTCACTTGGTTATGGGGCACGCGTGCCCATGAATACGTCGGAATGACTCATTGGTTGCCGTCCTTAGATCGTGCGATTGGTGATGCGGAGCGCGAACGAACGTGAATCCGTGCGTCCCATGTTGGTGGTGACCGCGCACGCAATCTGTGTGCTGTCACCAATGTTTCCGCCAGTGAGCCAGCAGCGAATAAAGCCGCTCGATTGCGTTGCGGGCTGCGAAAGCGTGCACGTCCCCGGATCGACCGTGAACGATTGAATGACTTCCCCAGCGTCTAGCCAGCGCGTCCAATCGAACGTGTAGTCGAGCGTAGATGCGGGTGCTTTGGGAGGCATTGGCATGGTGAGTTGTTGTGATGCGGAAAGAGTGCCAACCGTACCGAGCGGGCCGGGGAATCCGATACGGTCGAAAGTGTCGAACGCATAACGTCCGGGCGTGTAGCTTGCAGGCGGAACCAGATAGATGCGAGATTCCGGGCCGATGACTGCTACTCTATTGTTCATGGTTGTTCCGGATAACAAAAAGGGGGAGCCTGTTTAGGACTCCCCCCGGGGTTTTATTTGGTACGCGTGTTCAACACCTGCTTAGCGCTGATCATGTCGCGCGGAATGTCGCCATCCGTCGATTCGATCGACGCCTTTTCGCGCGTGAGCGTGAATTCGCGTTCCTTCGAGTTGTCCTCTGCTGTCTCGTCAACGCTATCCAGTCCGCGCTTGGCGATCTTTACGGCTTCCTCGTCGCGCTTCTGAGCGCGGCCGTGCACAAGGTCATACATCTGCGTTGCGCTGATCGGCTTTTCGATCTGGTAAACGAGGTGCAGCTTAGACGCGGTGATGCCGCGCGACAGCGCTTCGCCTACTTCAAGCATCCCGTAGATAGCGTGCTGGTCGATGATCGATTTCGACACTTCGTTATCGTGCGTCAGCTTGAGCGTGCCAGCTTGCGGAATGTGTCGTACTTGGAGGGCGTCAACGCCCGGAAGTCGGAACTTGAATTCCTGCGAATGCGGGGTAAGGTTGGTGATGAAAACGTCCATTTAAAACTCCATTGGTTTGTTGTGTTTCGAGGTGCACCCGCGTGGGTGCTGCTGCTATAAAACTGCGTTTTGGGGAACGTCGTTTTCACCCACTATTTACGCAACCCGCAGCCCTGATTGTCAGGTGTTTGTCGCACCTCTTAGTAGCACTGCGAAGTAATTGAGGGGCCTTGCTGCGCCCCTCGTTCTACCTATTACGCGTACTTAACCGAAACGATGCTGAGTGCCTTCGGGCGCAGCATCCAACCCGGGGTCATGCGGTGCTCGTACGTGATATCGAGGAAACCGCCCGGCAGTTGTGCCGTGTACTCAAGCGGGGTGTCCGAACCAAAGTATTGGCGTGCCGTTGCCTTGGACGACGGTTGCAGCTTGTCTGCGAACACGTTGGTCGAAACCGGGCTCTTACCTTGCGGTGCGAGTTCCGGGACGATAACCAGAATCGCGTCGGTACCGCCTGCGCCTTGGCCCTTCAGGTTGTCATCCACGCGCCATTCGATATCGACACCGTTCCACTCGTTCACGCTCGACGTAGCGCCCTTGATCGAATCGACACCCGCACCGACACGTTGGAACGACGTGAGGTCAACAACCGTCGATTCGAAGAAGCCGATAACGTCTTGCGTCGAGGTAATCACGACCTTGACCGGTTCGCCTTGGCCGACGTTGAGAATACGCTTACGCACGTCCTGCACAGTTTGCAGAAGGAACTGGAACACGTACGGAGCGTTCATGGTGCTGAGCGTCGTATGGCCCTGTGCGTCCGGCGGGATCGAAACAGCCGTTGCGCCTTGTGCGTTCAACAGACCTTCGTTGTTCGAAGGCGTGAAGCCGAACAGCAGACCGTTACGGGCCGCTTGGAAAATACCTTGGTACGCGGCAAGGCGCTTTGCGTCCGCCAGATTGACGTTCCAGTTTGCGGCTGCTGCGATCTCGTGGTGATCGTACTGAGCGCGCGTTTTCAGAAGGTACGTCGGAACCGAGCCGTACGAGGTGCGGAACGTTGCGTTCGGCATCACGTTCGGGCTACCTTGGTTGACGGCCGCAACGCTGCGGACTTCCAGCATATGCTGGTAGACGTACTGGTCGTAGTGACCGATTTTCACCTCCGGGGCACCGCCTGCCAGCATCGCGAACGCGCCCGATTGCTGGGTATAGCTGACAATGAGTTCCGGTTCGGTGAACGACGGGCTGGCTTTTACGAATGCGTCGAATGCTGCCATTTTCTTGAATCCTCTTGAATTGATTAGGGGGCCAATGCCCCCGTGGTGTTTGTTGCGTTCTTAGGCGCTTACAGTTGGACGACGGCGCACGAACCCATGCCCTGAGTCACGAAGCCGTTTGCGTCTTCGTTAAGGACGAACGATTCAGCGAAAAGGCCGGTGATCGTGATCGGGAGTGCGTCAGCCTTGGTAGCGGCTGCGATGATCTGGTTAGCCGTGAAGTCGAAGCCCAGACCGTTGGCCGGGAGTGCGCCACCGCCGTACAGGGTTTCGGCCAGCGCCGGGTCGATACGAACGGCAACGCGAACGCCCGAACCGAATCGAACGAATTGAACGCCCATTCCCTTGCTGACCGTGCCAGCGCCGCCCGGAACTTGGATTTCGTTGAACATGCCGGTCGATACGCAGAAGCCTGCCGCGTCGGCCGCGCCGGTAGCGCGCTTAACAGCAGCACCCAGCGAGCCCGCACCCTTAGCCGGGATACCGAGAGAAACCGGCAGACCGCCGTAGAGGGACTTCGAATCGATCGAGTAGCCACCTTCGAGCTTGAAACGGTCGAACGACGTACCGCCGACGATTTCACCTTGCGTAACGCCATGCGTGCTGCGTGCGTAGATGCCGTCGAACGCTGCGACTGCCATCGGGTTGAACTGAACCATTTGGATTCCTTATTGAATTGAAGTTGGGGCTGCACAGTGCAGCCCGTTGTTACGTTGCTACTGCGAGCTGTTACGCTTGCGGGCGTGCGAGACGCGCGGTAAAGCCACCCGACATAAAGTCACCCATCCATTCACGGGCACTGACACCTTCGAGCTGGTTGTACTTGATGCCGTTGACGTTCCGCTCTGCGACGCGGGCCACGCGGGTGATTTGCGTCGAACCTGCGGCTTTGGCTGCATCTGCGAAAATCTCGCGTTCGACGTACGCCAGATATTGCGAATCGTTGATAGCGGCGATGCTCACGTTCTTTTGCGATTCGCTGTGCTTTTGCAGGCCCTTGGCCAGACGCTTGCGATAGGCCAGGAGCGTTTCGCGTTCCATTGGCTTGGGAGCGCGTGCGCCGTGCAGGGCATAGACCGAATCGGCGTGTGCCTGCGCGTCCACAATCGCGGCTTCCTCGTCCTCGCTACGCGGTTCTGCCGGTGCTGCTGCGGCTTCGAGCGCCGCAATCTTTGCCTTGAGTTCTTCGATTTCGGCGTCGTTGGTGACCGGAGCCGATTCGACGACCGGGGCTACGGCCGCCGCGCTGTCGTTCTCTTTCTTCTCTTCGGTCTCGTCCTTCTTTTCGTCGGCGTCATCCTTCTTTTCGTCGTCCTTTTTCTCTTCCGCGCTGTCCTTGAGTGCTTGGACTTCTGCGCGAAGCGGGGCAATCGAATCGTTGATAGCTTCTGCCATCAGTGCCTTCAGTTCTTCTGCGGTCATTGCTTGAATTCCTACGTTGTGTAGTTAATGAACGGACGCAAGATCAAACGTCCTGCGTACCGGGGGTTCGATCCGGGCAAGCCAATCGATTGGTCGTGCGCTGCCTGTCCCGTCCGTATCAAATTGGCAATTACTTACGGAGTCGGTGAGGCTTTCGGAATGTGCGTTTTCTTCGAGTTGTACGCGTATGGCGTCGGATGCCTCGTAGTCAACGATTGTCTGGTCGATGCCAGTGGCCGGGCCTTTGTGATCCCATACGCCCAGTTCGCAGATAGCGAGGTGATCGGGTGCCGCGACCGGCGCGCCTTCCACCAAAACGCCGTCGCTCAGTACCGATTTACCGACGACGATTGACGGGGACGTGGAGAGGATTTTTGTGAGTAGTTCCTCTTGAATGAATCCGTCAATGATCCGCATGACACACCAGATTTCTGTGGGGTCGTCGGGGTGCGGATACGCATGAATCACGGTACCTACGATTTTCACGTTGGCCGGGTTGATGGTCGCGGACTCGTCGGGGTGATTCATGATGACCGGGACACCCGCGCACCGGGCAAGGAATTCCGGGGTCATGTAGTAATCGCCCGGTCGGTACATATCGCCGTGAGCTGAGCGCCACACGTCGCCCGTGCCCGTCATGCGGGCTGCGTAATACAGGCTGTTGTCGAACGCGATAGGGGATTGAGCGCCCGCCATCAGTTCGTTAATGATGCGGGTTTGTTCCAGCATTGGGGGTGCCTCTCTAGTTTGTTGGTGTCTCCATAAAAATGCGCGTCGTGAATGCTCTATTTACTGCGCTGGTGGTTGCCGCAACGGCTATACGGCGGGGTCGGTCAGCAATTACATGAACCCGCGATTACACGCCTACCAAGTTGGTTAAACGCGCCTTTTTGTCCGCTTCGTATTTCGCGGTGAACAGGTACGGTGCCTTCCGGTACAGGGCCGATATCGTGTAGATATATGAGAACGTGCACCGACAGTTGATTTCCATGCCGGGAACTTCGGGCAGGTCTTCTAGCCATTCGCACGCACTGGCCTTTATCCAGCCGTTGACCAACGCTGTTTGGATTGCGGGGCTGTCGCGATACACGTACACGATACCGTCGCGTTTCGCGTGTGTTTCGCGCGGGTTCTTCGTGTAGTGTGTTTCCCATGTTGCGGCTACTGCACTGTTGGCCACGGCAATGGATTCGGAGATACCGGCCGCAAGCTTATGGCCCTGATCCTGAGCAACGCGCTGGGCTTCATAACGCGCGAGGGCTTTGATCGCGGCTTTGCTGATGTTTTCACGATCAGACTTGATGCGAGCCATTGCCCTTGATTCTTTCTTTTCTGGGCCTTCTGGCGCAGTCACGTAGCGAGTGTCGTACGTGGTAACGATCTTGTACGGCTTCGGCTTCTTCTGCGAGCCTGCGCGTTTAAGTTCTTCCTCTTCGCGTGCTATCTCGATGGGGGATTTCGCTACTTTTCTGGTGCCCCTTTCGATCTTTTCGATGATCTGCCGTGGATGGTCTATCGTGAGTTCCGGGGGCAGAGAAGAAGCCCAGCCAATGAAACGCGTAACCGTTGTCTCCACTGATTTCTTGCGGTTTAGCTCGATCAGGGACATTGACTGTACGATTTTCTCGTCTAGCATCTGCTGGGCTGATTGCGCGACACGCGCACGGGTGAACGTACCGGCTTTGTTTGGGGGCTGTTTCTTGAGTTCCTGATTGTGAATCTTCCGCAAATGGCTCGTGACGTACTCTGTTGTGCGTTCTGATTCTTTCGGTGATTGGGCCAAAAATTCGCGTATTTTCTGCGCAGAATATGCCAAGTCTTGATGCGATCTGCTGGAACGCATGAACGCGAGCATTGTTTGGCCAATGAACTGTTTAAGAGACGGTTTCATAAAGGCCCTGAGGGGCTGTTAACTTTCGCGGCGAGCTGTTAACCTCAGGCATCGGAACAACCGAGGCCGAGGAGATGGGCAAGCCGATCATTGACGACGAATTGTGGACACTGATCAAGCCGTTACTACCGCCACCCAAGCCTCGACGCAAGAAGAACCCGGGCCGTCTGCCGGTATCGGATCGCGCCGCGCTGACCGGAATCTTGTTCGTGCTCAAGACCGGACTGCGCTGGCGCGACTTGCCCGCCGAGATGGGTTGCGGCTCGGGCGTGACATGTTGGCGACGGCTTCGCGACTGGCAAGCTGCTGGCGTGTGGGACCGGTTGCACGTGTTGCTGCTCGCGAAGCTGCGTGCGGCAGACCAGATCGATTTCTCGCGAGCCGCTGTCGACTCTTCATCGATTCGTGCTGTTGGGGCGGGCCAAAAACTGGGCCAAACCCCACTGATCGCGCACGACCCGGTTCCAAGCACCATATCGTCACCGACGCCAACGGCACGCCGCTCGCCGCGATCCTGACTGGCGCCAACGTCCACGACGTCACGCAATTGCTGCCGCTGATCGACGCGATTCCGCCGATTCGCGGATTGCGTGGCCACCCACTGCAGAGACCGCGCGTTGTCTACGCCGATCGCGGTTACGACTCCGAGCGACATCGAAGAGCATTGCGCAATCGCGGTATCGAGCCAGTGATTGCCAGGCGCCGTACCGAACACGGCAGCGGCCTTGGCAAACATCGCTGGGTCGTTGAACGCACGCATGCCTGGTTGCATCACTTCCGTCGACTCCGTATTCGCTTCGAGCGTCGTGCCGACATTCACGGCGCGTTCCTCAAACTCGGTTGCTGCCTGATTTGCTGGAACACTCTTCAGCGCACCGAACAGCCTTTATGAAACAGTCTCTAAGTGATGCCATGTTATCCCTCTGTTTTCTGGGTGACGACGCGGGCCGTTTTTCGGCCTTTTGCGGGCCTTCCGGTGTCTGGATGAGGGGTAGGGCGCTACGGGGGAATTGAGGCCCGTAGCGCGGGTTTCTAATGGAGAAAGTAAGGCGCTACGTTGCGTTGCTTCGCAGGTGCGTTACGCTTCGGCCGTGTCGAGTTCTTCTTTCTCACGCAGGCTACCGTTGTATTCGGTAGGTGCCACGTTTTCAAAGTCGTCATCGTTGATCATGATGTCGAGCGGTACCGGTAGCAGCGTTTGCATTTCGTCGGAGTTCGCGAGGTCGAGCAGGGTTTGTGCCATTGACCGACGGGTTTCGGACGATGCGCCAGCCTGTAGCGTTTCGAACAGCTTGATATAGGCGTTGAAGCTGGCTTCTTCGCGCCTCACCTTTTCGGAGTCGGGTTCAACCAGATAGTTGGGCCACTTGAACTCCATACGGTTGCGCCAGTAGTTGACGGCCGACTTGTACGGAATTTCCTTGTAGCTGGGATTGCCGAGCTGGAATGATGCATACCACTCTTCTGTCCACGCTATGGTCTGGATGCGTGGTGTTACCCATTCGAAAATGTGTTCCAGTTCGTTGCGGTAGCGTTCTACGTACTGGGCGATAACCTTGGAGTCTTCCTTACCCTCGCCGAAGCCGTTTGAAAGAACGTCGTTTTGCAGAATGACGGCTGGCGCGTCTAGTGCGGTTGCGATGTTCGAAATGACGTTGTTGCGGGCTGTCGTCATCGCGTCACTGGTGTTCTGCATGTTCAACGTCTCGATCGATTCCTCTGTCTCGATTGCTAGGACGCTGCCGTTGAGGGCTCGCTTTACGTCTGCGGCCTTGCGACGCTGCCACCATTGCGACAGGCGGTTGACTGCTGCTGTAGCCGGTTTCGTTTTCGCGATCAGGACACCGGATTTCTTGAGTGGAGCGGCCCCACGTATCTGAGGACACGAGGACTCTCTTAAAATAAGGGATAGTCTTGTGCCTATCAGTAAGCCTAGTCATTACGTGGAAAGCATCGAAATTCTGACCGAGCCGGAGCGCCGTCGGCGGCGCACGGCGCAAGAAAAAATCGCCATCGTGCAGGAAACATTGGAGCCGGGAGCATCGGTGTCGGCCGTTGCACGTCGGCACGGCGTCAACGCCAACCAAGTGTTTGGCTGGCGCAAGCAATACCAGGAAGGCAGTCTGGCGGCGGTGAAGGCAGGCGAAACCGTTGTGCCGGCATCTGAGCTGGCCGCCGCCATCAAGGAAATCAAGGAACTGCAACGGCTACTCGGGAAGAAGACGCTGGAGGTCGAAATCCTGAAAGAAGCCGTGGAATGGGGCCGTTCAAAAAACCTGATTGCGCGCTCGCCCTTGCTGCCGGGGGACGACCGATGAAGACGGTCTGCGAAGTTCTCGGCGTGGCGCGCTCTGCCGTGGCGGTGAAGCGAGCTCGCTCGTCCGACTGGCGCGATGGTCGCCGTGCCCGCGTGACCAACGATGCCGGGCTGGTCGAGGAGATTCAGGCCCATGTGGCGCACCTTCCCACCTACGGCTACCGCCGTGTCTGGGCGCTGCTGCGCCGCAGTCGGGAGCAGAGCGGTGCGCCGTGCATCAACGTCAAGCGCGTGTATCGGGTCATGCGGGAGCATCAGTTGCTGCTGCGCCGCCCTGGCGTGCGGCGAGATAAGCGGCGACATGACGGTCGCGTTGCGGTGGACCGCAGCAACACCCGCTGGTGCTCCGATGGCTTCGAGTTCCGGTGCGACGATGGTACGCCGCTGCGCGTGACGTTTGCGCTGGACTGCTGCGACCGCGAGGCGATTAGCTGGGCAGCAACGACCGGCGGGCATAGCGGTGATGTGGTGCGCGACGTGATGCTGGCCGCCGTCGAACAGCGCTTCGGCACCACGCAGGCCGCGCAGCCCATTGAATGGCTGACGGACAACGGCTCGGCCTACATCGACCACCGCACGCGCAGCTTCGCTCGCGAACTGGGTCTTGAGCCGCTGACCACACCGGTCCGTTCGCCGCAGAGCAATGGCATGGCGGAATCGTTCGTGAAGACCATGAAGCACAATTACGTCGCCTATATGGACAAGTCTGACGCACCAACAGCGCTCTCGCGTCTGGCAATCGCGTTTGAACACTACAATGAGCGCCACCCGCACAAAGCCCTGAAATACCGCTCGCCTCGCGAGTTCAGGCGTAATGCGGTGTCATCAACCTAACGGTGTCCGCGTGTCCTGAGTTACAGGGGCAACTCCATTGAGTACAAGGGTGTCTACTTCGGTACTGACGAGGAACGCGGCCAGCAGGGACAACATGTTGTAGTAGGCTGACCGGCCCGTATAGCCTTGCGAGGACGCACTGTACGCCAGATAGATGGGCGTGCCGTTGAACACGTTACATGAGTCCGCAGGCGTGAATTCCCTGCCTCGTACGCGAGGGTCATTCGGGCTCAGAAAGTCGCGGGAAAGTGGGTCAAGGTTGCCTACCATCGATCCGGCCGTGATCAGCGGGTCATACACCTTGAAAGTGCCATCTAGGTCAACCAGCGTACCAAGGCCGTAGATGCGTGCATGTCGTGCCACGTTCTTGATAGCCGTGTCTGAACGTTGTGCGGCCCATGCTTGTTTGAACGCGGTTTTTGCGTCCTCCGGGATGCCGGAGATAGTGCGTTCCTGAGAAAACGCGAGGTTGATGACGTTGTCAACGATACGCCCGCCAATCGGATGTTCAAGGTAAATCTGCTTAGCGAGTGCGTAGGACAGGCCCGTACCCGGTTCGATAACTTCGTCTACGAGGTTGCGATACAGGGAGGTGTTACGGCTGGGTTCGAATCCTTCAATGCTGCAATCCATTGCGTTGGCGGGGCCGGGTTGCGGCGCCGGGGTGCTGCTATCATCGGTGTTTCTGGAAAGTGCCATGATTGTGAGTGGTTGTGGACTGTCATTTAATCGGCAGTCCTGATTGTTAGACGCGAACAAATTCGGGCACACACGCGTGGATGATTCCGTACGCTATGCCGTCCATCGCGTCGTCCTCTCTGCGGTCGGATGCTTTGTCCGCGAACCGGAACTTAAGTACCTGATCAAGCGCGTGGTTCTTAGTCACGCCCTTGAACTCGACTACCTTGTTGTAGGCTTCGTGAATGAACTTCACTTCGTTGCGGAACACAGGATCGATACAGAGGCGCATGCGCCCGTCCTTGCCGATCGCGGTTACGCGTGAATCTGCGGCTTCTACGGATAGGCCCGCTTGCAATGCCTGTTGAAGCAGGACAATGCCCGATGACTTATCTTCGATGATCGTTTTCGTGAACCCGAAATGCGCGCCATAGCGGTTTGCCAGATATTCCCCGTGGCCCAAAATTTCGGTGAGCCAGTCGAACTGATTAACGGCGTCGAGTGACTGCACGTCCCAGTCAAGAATATGGAGTTTCGGTGCGAACGTTTCGGAGTAGCCGAAAAAGATAACGGCCGAACCGTCGTGTCCCGGTTGTCCCTGCACGTCGGCCTTCAACGCCGTATCCATGACCGCGAATATGTAGTCGTAGCGCGGATGCGGATCGACCGGTTCGTTGATGTTGGAAAACATCGATTCGCCCGAGAAAGACACGAACTGGGCCAACACCTCTTGTCGGTACTTCAGGGGATGGGTCGTCGTGCGTTCCTTTTCGAGTGCGACACGGGGAATCAGCGGGTTTGCGTGCGTAGGCCGCCAGTACACCTTAAACTTGCCGTAGTTTTCTGCGTCGGTCTTGCTCGGGTCGTAGCGGAATTCGTCGTCAAAGTGCAGGGCCGCAAAGAAGTTCGACGCGTCCTGATCGTCGGGCGTGCTGAACACAAGGGTTTGTGCGTCTGGGAATTCGAGTGTCGTGTACTTGATTGCCGTCGAATACTGGTGCTTCGTGTGTGACGGTGCGAAAGCCGCTTCATCGATCAGCACCTTTTTGTACTTGCGACCACGACCGAAAAGGCCGTTCGGATCAGACAGCGACCAAAAATCGATGATGCCGCCCGTAGTAGTGCGGATCGTGTGGCCGCTGTTCGATGACGCAAGGATTGGTTCTAGCATCACCTTAACGTGCGCGAATACTTCGGTCAGCGTGTCGAACTTCGGTGCGTAGATGCCGACCGGCTCACCGTTCGCGGCTGCGTCTGCGGCAATCGTTTCGAGTGTCACCGTTTTACCGTAGCGTCGGCCGCACCGTATGACCTTCCACGGCCACGGGTCGCTGACCAAAAGGGCTTGGTCGTAGCGAAGTTCGGGGATAGTGAGAATTCGATCTGTCATCTGTCGTCCTCACTCTTTTGCGAACGACTCTAGATCAGCCTGTAGCGAGGCTTCCTGATCAGAGACAGGTGTGGCACCCAGCTTTTCGGCGATGGCGCGAGTAATGCCGCCTTCAATGACAACCTTGTTGCCGTTCTTCTGTTTGTTGTCCTGTTCGTATTTACCCATGACCTTCAGCAGCATGTCCGCCGCCTTAAGCTTATCGTGCAGCGCGATTTCCACTTGGCCGCCCGCGATCTTGATACCCTTGATCAGCGCACGTGCCGGAGTGAACGTGTTGGTGTCGTGGACGATGTAATTCGTTTCGCCCCGGCCGTCGCACATGGGGCATTCCGGGTGCGGTGCACGTTCCTTGCTGTAGCCGATACCGCCGTTACCGTTCGGGAGTTCACCGCCGTTCGCGTCTTTCTCGATGCGGCGTTCTTCGTTCGTCCTGAACTGGTATTTGTGGTTGATACGCGTTTCGCCTGTTTTCTTCTTGTGCGCAACGTCGTAGCCGTAGCAATAGCGACAAGCCCCTTGCTGAACCTCTGCTAGTTCGTTCGGGTCAGCCTTAACCACGTTGTAGAGGTATTCGATAATCGTGTCGGCTTCTGCTGCGTGCTTTTTGTTTCGGAGTTCGGCCAGTTCGTCTAGGCGTCTTCGGATATGCGGGGCCATACGCAGGGTTGTGTTGCTTTTGACGCCTGCACGTCGGCACGCTCGCAGCCAGTTCGCATCTTTTGAGTACTCAAGACACAAAATCTCTTCTTGAAACGTGAGCTTTTGATCGGCTGGGTTTTCGAGTTCGGGGATTGGTTCGCTGACGATGCGGGTCTGTGCGTGATCGGGGGTTGGTTCTGATTTCGGGTAGATTGCTCCTTGTCGGCCCCGCTCAGGTTCCGGATAATCTTTCTTATTCATGAGTGTCATGGTATTTCCTGATCAGTTTCGCAAATCGTTTCGGGCCGATTTGCGGAATTTCTAGGTTGAATCGGTTGCGGGTTGCAGTACGCAGCGCATGCGCCGCAATCAGGATTGCGTCAGCCGTGTGCGGAGTGAGCGTCGAATTCTTGCGGGTGCTCGTTTGCGAATAAATGTGGTCAATGTCGTGGACTCTGTTGTACGAGTTCTTCCACGTCGATGCCGTTGTCGTCAGCATGGGCGCGAATTCCACTTGTTCCTCAATCGCGGGTGCTGCGTAGCCATTCGCCCAGCCTTTCGGGTGTTGTGGGCGTTCCAGCATCAGGCCGCGTGTCGTCGTGAACGTGGAACACGGCATGACCGACATAATCCCCAGCATCGCGTTTACGCATTCGATGGTTGTTCCGCCGTTGCCGCGTGTTTGGAATCGTTCGGCCGCCAATCCATCTGGGCGGTACCGGATCATGAGGTTCGACAGTTCCGCGTAGAACGCTGCGGAATGCTGCGCGAGCCGTTTCATGTCGCTGATCGGGTTTTCGAGCATTCCCGCGCGCTGGATTGACCATTCGTACGAGCCGAGCGCGAAGGGCGGCCCGTCGTCGGAGCCCAATTCGATGGTGCAGTCGAGCTGAAGGATTGCGAGCCCTGCGTTTTTCGTGCCCGGATCGATAGCCAGTACACGTTTGGAGTGCTGAATAAATGTCGTCATGCTTGCCTGTTACTCAATTTGGCTGCGTTCTGCCTACGCACTCAAATTGCGTAAAGCTGGAAAATGAAAAACCCGGCGTCGCGGTGCTGCGGGCCGGGTTTGGGTGCTGGTGCGAGCGCTGGTTACGAGGCGATACAGCGTGTCAAGTATTCGGGGGTGAGTGCTGCCAGAGCTTCGGCAATGCGTTCACTGTTGTTCCCGTCGCTTAGGTGCATGGAAAGGGCGGGAATCCGGAGCGTCGCCCCGTTTTCGTAGTGGATGCCGATATCGCAGAAAATCGACACGATCTTGCCGTGTTTCGAACCGTCTACTTTCTCGCGGGCATCGTCAAACGTGATGACCGGGTGCATGGCCGTGAAAGCCGGATCAGATACAGCGGGGGTAGGGTGCTGCGGCTGTTCGGGTTCGGGGGCCGGTTCCGGCGTTTCGACCGGTTGCTCTGCCTCTACGTCGGCTTTCTCAACGTCGGGGGTTTGGGTTTCTTGCGTCATGCTGATCCTTTGAGCTTGTTACGGAGTTGAGTGAACATTGCGCGGGCGTCGATGCCGAATCCGTAGATTCCGGCAACCATAAGCGCTGCCCATGCCAGATAGGCCACGAGAATGGCGGTTTGCGTGCAGGTCATGAGGTGCCTTGCTTAGTGGTAGTCGTTGCTCGCGCCGTAGAAGCCGCGCGGTTGCGACAGGACGCCATGCGCGTGTGCTGCGCCCGGTACCGGGTCGGTGACGGGGAAGTGCAGACCGGTCACAACGTGGTTGTGGCCCGGGTCTTTCCAGCCGGGGCCGGTCACCGGTGTTGCTGACTGGCGTGCGGCTCGCAGTTCACGGTACAGGCCGGTGAGGGCGTAGGCGCGTGCTGCGTCGATTTTGGGGGCCTCTAGGGTCGCATCTAGGGCTTCGAACGCGGCTTCCGGTGTCGTGTACTGGGTTTCGAGTTCTGAGCGCAGGATCGCCGCTTGTTGGTCTAGGGTCATTCTGCTGTCTCCTTGAGCATTTCCCGGTACAGACCGGCTATGCTGCGGGCACGTTTTACGTCAACGTCGAGGGCCGTGAGGTGCGCGGAAAGGGCACGCAGCACGTCGGCCGGGGTTTCGTACGTCACGCCGGGTTCTTCAACGTGCGTGCGCAACGGCTCGTGTGTCGTGGGAAATTGGTATTCAGACATTCGTACTCCGTAACATTGTTTTGGTGAGCGTCCCTGTTTCGGCTGTCGGGATGACAGCGCACGCAAGGGCCCAGCGTTGAAGGAAAAGGTGCCCGGGTTTCGGTCGCGGGGATCGCGCCACACGCACCGGGCAAGCGTGGAATAAAAAGCGGGCTCTGTACGAGCAGCCCAAAGGCGCATAGCGCCGGAGTAGAGGTCAAGACCAAGGGTCTCAACCGGAGAAACTAGGCGGGTGTCAGGGAGGCACCGCGAAGGGCCGGTGGTGTAGCAGAAATGCTAAGCGTTCTGTGCCTTATTTACGTGGCGTCGGGAGGCCGTAGGGGAGAATCGGCCCTGATACTCGCGTTCCCACTCAAGGCGCTGAGCTGTCGCCGCGTCAGCAGTCTTGAATGATCTATCGAGCCGTGTGCCCCGCACCTGTAGCGTAGCCCGATAGATGGTGCGACCGTTGCGTATAGAGCGGTTAACGCCCGCTATGCCGGTGGTGCTGGCGCGGTTGGTCTTTCGGTTTGCTGAGTTCTGCCACGGTTCGCATGCCCGCAGGTTTGACCACCGATTATCGGCGACGATCCCGTTACGGTGATCGATAAACTTGTCGCCCGGACACTCACCGGTTACCAGTGCATATGCGATGCGGTGCACGTACGCGTTGAAGTATCGACGATCCTCTGTAGGATGCTGGCTAAAGTGCACCTGTAGGTGACCACCGCCCCAGCCTTGAGCGGTGCCAGCCGGGTTACCGGCATTCAACGTCATGTAGCGCGCGTATGCGGCTGGCGTCGAAAAGTGATGCATGGGGCGGTCTTTGCGCCAGCGCAGTATTCCGGACGACTTGCTGTACGTGAAGCACTCGCGGAAGAACTGGATGATTGCGGGGGTGAATTCTTGTGCGCGTGAACCGCGCTTTTGTTTGGTTGCCATTCTCTACTCCGTTGTTCTGTTGTTGTGGTTTGCAGTACGAACTATTTACTGCGTGGTGTTGCCTTCTAAAATTGGGAATGGGGCTTTGTGGGAAAACGGGCTAGATAACCACTATTTTTCGTTCTTTTGCCACCCGTTCGGCGTGCTGCTGTTTCCTGCGTTGCTTCGTGATATCCGCGCGTAGCTGTCGCCTAACGAATTCCTTGATCCGCGCGTTCGTGCGTATCTCCGCGAACTCGTCAACATCCGGGTCGTGGCTGTATGCGTCGTGGCTGTCCTCGTACACGCGCACCATTTCGAGGGTGACGAGGCGTGACACCTTGCGAGACTCTGCTATGTGCGTGTTTATGTCTCTACGTTTCATAGTGATCCTAACTATTTGGTTCGAAGAAAAGGGCGGGGCTGCCTTGTCATCATCAGAACTTGATACCGAGCGTCTTAGCGCGGGCCAGAATGTAGGCGTCCGGCTTTGCGTTCAGCATCCATGTTTTGTTGTCGTTCCAGTTCTTCCGGGGGATCGTTCCGCCTTCAGTCGGGTACGCGGTGACTTCTTCGCGCTTGATCCCGGCGTGTAGCGCTGCGAGGCAGTACACCAAACGTTCACTGCGGGACGGGGCCCAAAACTCGGGAGTGTTAAGCACGGTCAGAAGCTTGTCCCGGGTACTGCGTTGCGAGCGGTTTTCATTCCGTATGCCTTCCAGTGCCGCCAGACCGTCGGGGGTGCGCTTCCACTGCGCGAACGTTTGAAGGCTGGCACGTTCAGCTTCCATCGCTGTAGTGTCTTTACCTGCCTTCCGGGCCCGGGTGATCGCGACAGACAGTGCGCTGTATCGCGTGCCGTCCGGGGAGCGTCGGTACGCAGCGCGAGCGCCAGCTAGAGCAATACCACGCACACTCGCCTTGCGGTTCTGATCGCGTCGGCGCATCGATTCCTTATCGTTGGGCGCATACAGCAGAATCGTTGGTTCCTCGTAGCCCTGAATAAGCCGGTGCGGCGCAAGGATCGGGAGAACCGGGGAGTGGGATTCCGCTTGCAACTCGTCGTCCTCAACGACCCGCGCGTAATCGTCACCTAGAAATTCCTTCGCCAGTGCGTGGAACCGCGCTTGCAACCGTTCCGCCAAGTACCGGTCAGGGACGATCAGCAGAACCGGCTTGTCGGTGACACGTCGCACATTCGCACGCCACAAACCCTGTAGCGCGTAGTCGAACGTACGGTCGATGGCCGGGTCGTACTCGGGGATCGTGTGTTGCAGGATCGCGCATTCCTCGTTGTTGTACTTCATGGACGCTAGGAACGCGATGGAGTGCAGGCCGCCCCACTTGTTCTGACCGTGGCTCACGACCGGAACCTGTTCGATCAGTGCCCCGCTTTTCGGTGCCGGGTACTCAACGGTTCGCAGGTTGATCTTATCTAGACCATGGGCCGTCCACGTCGGGGTAACTGCGTTGCGGGCTGCAAAGTCTTCGCGGTACGAAGGGTTCACAATCACCGGGAGCGTTTCCCGTTTCAGACCGTGTTCTTTGAAGAACGCACGCTGCAACCGTAGGGCCGTTTCGGTCAGGTGTTGGAGAACCGAACCGGTTGCCCCTGCCTGCACCAGACGAGCCATGAATGCTTCTTGCGCGCTGTTGTCCTCTTCAATCGTACCGGCACGCGGTGCGCCGTCGTAACGGTCGAATTCGCTGAAATACTCACGCGGGCGTCGGCCACCATGAATCGCTGACCATTCGCGGTTCAGTTCGGTAACCGCATCCTTGTCGAGCCCCGGAACCGCTAGACCGTAGAACAGGTCACCCTTGCTGATGGTGCGGTTGCCTAGGTCAAGCGCGTACGTGATATAGACGTTGCGCATGCGTTGAAGCAACTTGTTCACGCGCTTGCGGCTTACGTACTCTTTCGTAATGTCGCGCAGTACCGGGGGATACGTCGTGTCTTCTGCCGGGCTGCTGAGGAACCGGAACATTTGCGACGACTCGAACATAGCGGACAGGATCAGGACGGAACCGAAACCCCGGAACATACGGGCCGGGCTCAACACGTTCGAAATGCGGTACTCTGCTTTTTTCGCATCGCGCTTGATGCTCACGTACATATCGAGGCCGGAAGCCTGCACGTTGTTCAGAAATTCGGTCAGGGCTGCTACACGCTTTGCCTGCTGTTTCGTGACCGGAACCATGGACGTGAGCGCCGCATTATCGGGCATCGGGCACGCGTGGTTCCACTTCCAGATACTCAGGCTGAACGATTGCTTGGAGTCCGGCGTTTCCACGGCCTCAACTTCGGTTTGACGGATGCACCGGCGTTTCTGGTACCGGCCGGTCGGTTCCCCTTCTTCGTCTAGGACAGGGTAGGGGCGCGGTTCGGTCAGGAACTGGAATACGGCGTCCGGCATGTTGAGCGCGTAGTTTTCTTGCAGGCATGCGCGGGCTTCGTCATACACCAGCGACACGCGGTTACGGCCCGGTGCATCGTACGGGAAGCGGGCAATGCATTCGTGCGTGGTCAGGACAATGCAGCCATCCGGTAGCGGGTCGATTTTCTGTTGCTGGGGAGTGGCACGGCGTCCGATCAACGCGGTTTGCAGTGTGTCCGCTACGCGTTTCTTTGTCGTCTCGCTCGTAATCGTGTAGACCTGCTTGTTGGTCAGACCGTTCGCGATCAGCTCTTGTTCGACTTCGGAAAGTAGGGCGGCGGTCGGTGCCGCGTACACGAGAATCGAATTGTGGCGGTTGCGCACGTGCGGCAGTGCCACGTTGTGAATGAATGCGTAGGTCTTGCCCGTGCCCGGGAACGCGTTGACGTAGTTGATTACTTGTCGTGCGTTCGTGAAGTCATGCGTTGGGTTGATCTGCGTGGTGAACATTTCCCCTACTCCGTACTATGTAGTGGAGCGGCCCCACGTATCTGAGGACACGAGGACTCTCTTAAAATAAGGGATAGTCTTGTGCCTATCAGTAAGCCTAGTCATTACGTGGAAAGCATCGAAATTCTGACCGAGCCGGAGCGCCGTCGGCGGCGCACGGCGCAAGAAAAAATCGCCATCGTGCAGGAAACATTGGAGCCGGGAGCATCGGTGTCGGCCGTTGCACGTCGGCACGGCGTCAACGCCAACCAAGTGTTTGGCTGGCGCAAGCAATACCAGGAAGGCAGTCTGGCGGCGGTGAAGGCAGGCGAAACCGTTGTGCCGGCATCTGAGCTGGCCGCCGCCATCAAGGAAATCAAGGAACTGCAACGGCTACTCGGGAAGAAGACGCTGGAGGTCGAAATCCTGAAAGAAGCCGTGGAATGGGGCCGTTCAAAAAACCTGATTGCGCGCTCGCCCTTGCTGCCGGGGGACGACCGATGA